TTTGCTTCATCAAAATTAATTCGTATCTCAACTTCGTGATGTTGTAATGCTATGAGAGGTAAAAATGCTTTATGATCACAGAAAAAGAAATGAAGTGGAACGAATGTAAAGTTAGATGTAGAAGTTTTATTGTTAAGTTCTTGAGATTTATTCCATGTATCAGCTAAGTAGTTTGGCCATATATCACCGAAATAATCATATGGCTGAGAATCCACTTTTTGACCACCTATAAAGAGGTCTAGTGTGGAATTAAAAAATAGATTGGAGGCGATATTCGCATTAGAGTTTATAGAACTCGATTCAAACCATAACCCATTGATAACATCTCCTAAAACGGGAATTTTAATAGATGTATCTTTGTCTGAAATATTTTTAATGTATTTGGGTGCTTGAGAAAAGTTTGTATGTCTCATAAACTTCATCCGGAAAAAGGAATGTCCATCGTCACTAGTCAAGTAGACATCTTGTATTCCCTTGGATACCAATTGTATTAATGCACCCGACATTTATTAGATGTTCAGATTATAAAAACAGACACTTTCCCTGAGGGAAGTCACTCTTCTTTTCTTCTACAACCTTTCCACGGATATTGAATCCACCTTGTCGGTACACCTTCATCCGTTTGTAATACATAGCTGTAAAAATGGACCAAGGGTCGTGTACGTCATAAATATGAGGATCATTCTTCTTCCCCTTTGTCTCTCTCATGATTCTTCCGATACTTTGAGTGATGTCAGATTTAGGACTCGCTAGAATAACTGTATCAAGGGTTGGAATATCTAAACCTTCATGGGCTTGGCTGAATGTTGCGAAGATGATCTTCTTCTTCGAAGATTCCTGGAGAGCGGCTTCTTTCATACCACCCATCTGTATCAAGGGTTGGAATATCTAAACCTTCATGGGCTTGGCTGAATGTTGCGAAGATGATCTTCTTCTTCGAAGATTCCTGGAGAGCGGCTTCTTTCATACCACCCATATAGAGTCCTGAAGTCTTAGGAAAACATTGATGAAGAAATTCACAATGAAGTCGGCGATCACTGAGAACTAAAAGTTGTCGAGTACCCGCCGAAGCCTTTTTCACCAACTCCACTAACATCTTATTTCTTTGACGATCTTCGACTAAATACGTAATCATATTTGGCATTGAAATCTTTCCATTTCTCATAGATGGTGGAGGATTTCTATAATTCGGTGAATCAAACGTAATAGGAAACACTTCAACCTGTTCTTGATTCTTTCTTTCAACCGCAAAGAATGTTGGACCCATAAACCAATGAAGCACTTTAGTGAGACCATCTTTTCGTTCGGGTGTCGCTGAAAGCCCAAAGATGTGCTTGGGGCACATTTTAAACAAACTCTGACTAAATACCTTTGCACATATATGATGTGCCTCATCTACTATGAGAGTTCCTACACTATCAAAGTCTGAAAATGAATATTCTTTGAGTGATAATGACTGGAGCATAGCGATGACAAAGTCACACTCAACTTCCTTCTTATCTTGTTGTACGACACCAATCGTGGCACCCGGACAAAACTGTTGAATCCTTTCTCGCCATTGATCTGCTAAGAATTGTTTGTGTACGACAATCATGGTCCTGTACCCCAACTTACACGCTATGGCCAAGGATACCGTCGTTTTGCCATACCCGCATGGTAGAGAAAGCACACCATGCCCTGCTTTAATTGCTGCTCTGAGGGCATCATTTTGGTGTGTAGTATCCCTAAGCTGTCCGACAAATTTGGTATTGATCCGGGTAGGTTCTGGTCTCTTATCCTCTTTGGGTTCTCCAATTTTAGAAGTTCCATAGAATCTTGGAACACAGACTCCATTCTTAGCTGGTCTGAAAACTTTGAAAGGCGGTGGAGGGAATCCGTAATCCCCATTTACTATAGGTCTTACGGTAAGTTCCTTTTTAATTTCCTGAATTGGACCCGTATTCACTATATATCCAGTTCTGGAGAGCATACTTATTTAAAGATGCGAAACTTTAAATAAGTACACGATGCCCACTCTTGACATTGATGAGAATATTAAGCGACTTGAAGCGACTATCGAACAGATGACCCAAGAGGTTTTTCGTCTCCAAGGAATGCTTCAAACCTTTTCTAACCTGAAAAAAGGTGGTGTGAACACGATTGAATTGCCCGTAGATCCTACTCAAGGACTCGAGAAGATTGAGGAAGAGAGTACCCAAGATAAGCCGGAATAATTACCAACATTCCATGCACCTTTGAATTCTATTTCAATTTCGGCTTCGTCGCCTTTGATAAAAGATTGAATAGGTTTTCCTTGAACTGTACACATGACTCTTCGGTACCTAAATGGAACTTTTACTGTTAGGATGTTACCATCCAATGGGTTGTCAATATTTGGGTTTGACAGAAAATGCCATTTATTTATATGCATTCGCTCTATAATTTCTGAACACTTAGATGGAATTATAAAACGAATATACTTTTTATCATTAAAGTCGTACATAGGTTCGTGTACCTTTCCTAGAAACTTCATTTCTTCTTAAAATAAACTAACGTTAAAACTATAAGTATCACAAAAGTGTACAACAAAACATGGGAAACGAGAATGGGTTTGAGTGGCTTTCGGGTACCGAATACTTGATGACTCAAAGACCTTGATACTTCAACGGCTGATTCAATACTCGAGTATGGTGTATTTCTAGGGGACATCATACCACACATGGCAACTTTTGAACAATTTCCAAAAAATGGGAGTTGACCGTGGAGACTGAGAACACCCGATGATTGAGAAAATGTCCACTTGTCATCTTCCCATTCCGCACCCCATCCAATGCGTATGGTATTTGGTTGGGGTAGTCCAAGTTGTTTAAGAACTTCCTCCTTTATGACTTCGGGACTAGAACTCAGAATCTCTTCAGTCAAGTTACATATAACACACGAGACTGTTTTTCCATCTGAAAGAACTTTAGGTTGTAGATTCCATTTGGTTTGTGTTGCTATTTCTATATCAGTTTTCAAAACCGGTTTCTCGTCGTAATCGAGAAGAACATTTATGGCACCGTAGGTACTTCCTCGTAACTTTTTCTCTGCATCGGGACCCCAGTTATCACCCAATAGTTTTAGAGCTGGACTGTTATCTACACATAAGAACAACATACCATCGTTTATAATTTGGTCAGTATCGAATTTAGCCGAATACCCATCACTTCGATACTCTATAGAAGTTACTTCAGTTCCAAAAACAAAATTGACACCGTGATCTAATAAACACTTTTCCATGGCGTCACACATCACTTTACCGGAGACTCTCTGTGTATACATATTCGAAAGTGATGTATGATCTATATTTTTTACAAATTCATAGGCGGACATGACATCCCATGTGACACCATCCATTATTAACGGTAAATGTTCTATGTATCCTTGACCCTTCTCACTGAGAGGTCCAATTGCGTTCACGAGAGATATTTCTTTGTATGTATCTGATTGCATGAGTACACGATAACAGAGTGAAATTAGGGTTCTATAATCTCCAAAACTTAGAGACTTAAAAGCGGTATCAAGATACTTCTTCTTATTCACAGGTTGGAATATATCATTCCATGAAATATTCATCTCTTTGAAAAGTGACTGTGTATTGATAAAAGCGCGATCGAATACGATCCTGTGTGCGTGAAGATCTCTCGTCTCTATTTCGGGTTCCCACCAAGACCCACCAGCAGATAGTTTTCTATCGTAGATTGTTATGTCATCATTTCCTGCTCTGAGAAATTCCCAAGCTAATGACATACCACTCGGACCTGCACCTATAATATGAATCTTCATTCTACTTGTAGTGGATAAATTAAATCAGCCCAGTCTTCTCACGCTCCTCAGGAGTTTTTAACGCGTAAATAAATGCGACGAAAATCACCGTGGATAAAAGTGCATATTCAACATCTCTGGATGATGTTAAAGTAATTAGAAACAAGGAGAATAAACGAAAAAATTTATTACCAAATAGAACTTTTAAGCGTTGTGGGATCATGACAGCATTACCAGAAAATAAACCTTGGTAAAGTACGATGAGTGAAAAAACCAATGAAGGGGGTTGGAGGAATTTTTCAATTGGGTTTGTGACTGATCCAAAGAGGTTTGAAATCTTCATTTATATAACTTAAGAAAATAAAAACCTTTATAGAAAGTAGAATGTTGAGTATAACCAATATGAAGGTGCCACCTGTCAAGTTGGCGCCAAATCAAAAGGTAAAAACATGGAAATTCGCAGCTAAATATTTATGGAAAGAGCGCTTTACTGAAGACAAGGCTGAGCTTGGTCGATGGACTAGAGATGAACTTCTAGAGCTTGGACCAACATTTGTAAAATTAGGACAGATAGCGTCCACACGAGGAGACCTCTATCCACCAGAATTTACCAAAGAACTTGAATCTCTCCAAGATAATGTACCACCATTTGATTTTAACCTTGTAAAAGATGTTGTAAATAAAGACATATTCAAAGATTTTGACGAGATTCCATTCAAATCAGCCAGTATTGGACAGGTTCACAAAGCTACCTTAAAAAATGGCAAGAAGGTTGTTGTAAAATTGAAAAGACCGGGAATCCTAGACATTATGAAATCAGATACAAATAATGTCAAGAAGATTCTCGACTTTATTCAGTCAATAGGTGTTGACACTGGTTCTAGTTCTAACTTTGTTCTCAATGATTCTAT